TACGACGGATGGAGTGACATCAACTTGACCTTCAATGACACGAAAAACCTCTGCGGGAGATTCACGAAAGATTTCAATATCATATACATATCTGCCTGCCTTGAGATCAAGGCTCTTCAATGCAGTGAGGACAATACGGATTTCTCCATTGGCAGGAGTTGGTATGGTCACCGTAAAATCAACCGAAGTGGTCGATGCATAGGATTTACGGATCTTTCCTCGACCAGTGTAACCAGTGAGGTTCATGACTCCACCAGCCGGAGCCGAAACAACAATGGTTTCGGAGTATGAAGAACCTCGGTCAATTGTGATGTCGGAATAGATTGCCATGTTAAATTACAATTGTTACTGTAAAATTAATGGTAGCAGTTCCGCTAGCGATGGTATTTGAAATTTGATTATAAACCGCATTCGGATTAGAAGTATCTGCAGTATTGGTTACTGTAAAAACTTTACTTGTGTTTCCATTGACAGAATCAAATGTATTAAAGTTTTTCTTAATATCATATGATATAACAAATTCATTAGAAGAATTATAGATTTCAACAGTAGATACTGTTATATTGTTCGTGCCTGAATTACTTTTAGTTAAAATAGTTGTTTGAGTAGAACTCTGTATTAAGGATGTATTCGCTGTAAAGTTATTAGTTATTTTATATTTGTATCCAGTAGCAGGGCCATTGGCAGAAGATATACGGCCATACATATTCCAAACATCTCCATCTCTCTGAGTAATGGTAAGATTCAATACCGCGGTAAAAGTTCCGCTTGGGATAGCTGTTTCTGGGGCATCTGTTCCATACACAATTATATTAACCAGGTTAGGATTAGATAAGCCGTCGCCGATATTTTCCGCGGTAATTTTTACATTATTTATTTCTTGATGATATGGGGCAACAGCACCCAGGCCAAAGAAAGTGTTGTTGGCCGCTTCATTAGTGTATCCTTGATTGATTGTTCCGGTAACTAAATATCTTCTATTTTTAAGAGGAGAATTAAAATTGATCGTATATAAACCGGAAGCAGTCTTAGTGACACTTGAAACATTATAAGATGAATATATGAACTTGTTGGCATTAGAATTGGTGTTAAAAATACCACTGATATCTGCATTTCCATTGAAACTAACCCATGCTCTGGGAAGTAATTGTCTTTCTGCAGCGGTATACTGTTGAGTTCCATCAGGAAACTGAATAAAGTTATCCTCACCCGTATTATTGTTAATTACAAGGGGACCATCAATCAGAGCTTGATCGGTAGTAAGTGATGAACCAGTAATGCCACCATCTGTATCTCTTAAAACAAGTGTATCAGGAGTAGCCTCTATTGTACCAGTTGTTGCAGAGTTGGATACCTTACCAGCGGTCGCGATAGTTGCAAGCTTGGTATCAACTATCGCCGCATCTGCAGCTACCTTTGCATTGGTGACACTACCATCCATTAGAGTTCTTAGACCATTTGTTTTCTTTCTCCAAGAATCAAATGAATCGCCAACACCTACGTAGGTATCATCTGTCCATAATGTAACGTTATTTGATTGATCAGGAATTGGCATAAATTAGAATTGAATTACAGTGCGAACCTCTTCTATCTGATTAGAAATATGATTAACAGGCTGACGATTCTCAAGAAAAACAACATCTCCCTGAGGGATATTAGAAACTTTAGTTAGAACACCAACGTCTGTTAAAGTCGTTCCTATAGAGGTATAACTTCTAAGCGCCTCACCATTTATGCTTATGGATCCAGATGCAGAAAAAGAAGTAACGGTACCAGTAGCACTAGGAATCTGAGTAAAATATACCTTACTTCCATCTACTGCCGCGACTATACCTTGAGGATTGGGCTGAGTGGTACCGCGGTTAGTATAATCAGCTACAGTTTGAGTAATAATAGAACCAATGGCAGGAGTAAATGCAGTCCCCATATTAAAGTATGGAGTATTGATTAAATTGATTTTAGAGGATCCAGTAAGAGAATTGTTCCACTTTACAACGGAAACCTGACGATATCTGCTATTTATAAGTAAATCTGTAGAGTTAATATTAACTCCAATACCAACATACCAAGAAGGAAGAAGCTCTAAAGTTTGAGAGTCCGAATCAGGAATTGCAACAAAGTTCTGCAAATTCAATACTGTGGCAGGAACTGTTAGAAGGCGTAAAAGAGTCCAAACATATCCATCGGCTACTGGTGAATTATCGGTACCTACGGTAGTATGAACAGGAGCAGTTCCTACAACTCCTACACCAGCAGTTTTACAGAGATAGAGTCTATTTTCGTTTATACAATAACAAGGATATGTGGTGATAGAACCAGAGACTGTACTATATAGACGTGTAATGTCATTTATTGCATATGCATTAAATGTTCTACCGGAGACCCAATCTACACGAGGTATCACTCTACTAATAGAGGAATCACCACCCGATCCATCAATTGTAGTTCTAATTTCTTTCAGCTGTATTAAACCGGTTTTAGCTTGAATAAGCTCCAAAGGAGAACCTGTAGGAGTTGGAGGTGCTGAATCATTTGGCCAAGCATCAGGTCTACCTAGTCCAATATAATAATCCGATGGTGCGGTAGTAAGGTCTGCCTTAAAAGCTGCCGCATTGTTTTTACGAAATCGTGGTGTGATAATTGCTGCCATAATGGTTTATTTATAAAGGTTAAAGATAAGGGTTTTAAGCTAATGATACAGTAGGAGCGTTACCTGCACCAGTTACTACTGAATATGTGTTTCCCCAAGGGAAAGCCTTCCAAGGTTCTGTTTTATAGAGTGGTGCAACCGTTCTGGTAGAATCTGTTGAGAAACGCCACTCACCGTCAGCGTCACCAGAAGATCTATAGAGATAAACAGTTGGTGTTCCAGTTTTTGTGTAATACTTATAACCGCGACTTAAAGTATCTGTTGTCGCAGTATAAGAACCATTAACGTTAGCCGTGCCTATGCCTGCTCCTGATACCAAAATATTATTCGTTGATGAAAAGTAAATGTGACTTCCAACATTTTGAAATTGAGAGTCTTCGGGATACCATGTAGCAATATTTGTATCTTGTATTATGAAACTCATAAAGGAACCAATTACCGATGGATCTCTAAATTTGTTATCCGCAAGATATTCATCACGAAGGTTCTGCAGGTGATGGTTATTGTTTTCGTATCGATTTCGGATTACATAAAAGGCTATTTGAGATATTTCCTCATAGGAAAGAGCAACACTACTATAAGGTAAGGAAGCATCATTATACATTTTTTCTGTAAAGAAAAGGAAAAATAATTTTCTTACAGATGTTTCAAACCAACCTGGCTGGTATGTAGGACTATGAGAACTATAACCATAATCGGAAATCCCTGCAGGATTGGAAAAAGGATTACCGGAAGGACTCAATAGTGAAAATGAAGTATCGTTATTCACTTCAGCAGTTCTAAAACAAAAATACTTTTCTACATCTTTAATTTTTTGAGAATCAGCTGATTTTTCTTTTGATATTGCTGTTAAATCATAATGATTCTGAGAATAAAGAACAAAAAGCAAAAATGCAAAAAAGCGAAAACCGACAGGATGAATAAGAGCTCTGTAAGCTACTTCCCATTCGGTCAAAGGAATATCAGTTTTAATTCCATAAGAATAGGGAATCCATTTATTGGAAACAAGACCAACATTTAATTGGGCCGTAAAATCGAAGATTTCTGTATCTGTTTTTCCGAAAAATATTTTAAAGAAAACAAGAGCACTTTCTGTGCTACCACGAGCATTATAGAAGTATTTTACTATCTTGGTATAAAGTTGTTTTGTTGTTAAAACGGAAGAATTGGGAACATATGGAGCAATATATTCCTTTATCTTAGGAAGATATTGTTCAGATACTTCATCAATGGAATAGTTTTCATCAAGACTATTTAAAATGTGTGAAGGAAGATCTACAGTCGACATATACCTGTAGTATTCCTCAAGCAATCCCACAAGAGCATGTGAATCTTTTCTAAGAGCTTCAGGTATCAACTCCGAAACTCTTGAAATTTCCGACTGGTTTATTTCTTCAAAGTTGTGCATGGTTTAAGATCTCTTACTTGAAAAGGAATTATAAGAAGTAGATGAACCACCGATAGAAATAGGATCAATATCCGCAGAATATGTAAAGTAGTCTTTTTCAAATGTCAGTAGTTTTCTTCTAGAAGGAGCAATGTCATTGCTCAGAGGTCTTGCATGAAAGTTAAGAGAACTCTTAATAGAATACCCCGAAGGAAACTTACCTTTATCTAAAACTATTTCTCCGGTTTGCACATTTACAGTTCCTATAGTAGAAGAGGAACTTGAAAATGTAACTTTTACATATTTCCCATTTGAATTCTTTATACAAAAATAAAGGTCTCTTGTTTGCGAATTAATGCCAGCCGTTCTGTTGCCATCAGCAATATAGTAGGTAGTTGTTAAATCGCTTCCTCCACTTCGTAAAATAAAACCTTCGGTTGTAAGGAATTCGCCGACAGACAATTGTGAATCCTCAATGTCTCCATACAAAGAAAGGCCGAATGTTATTCTCACGTTTTCAGATTCGATTTGTGAATCCGGAGACATAGAGGTTAGCCAAGTAGAAGAAGTTGCAGAATCAATTGGGTATTTTTTAAGAACATATATTCTTGCATTTGAACTTACGATCGCTGGGTCTACATCCTCAATCATTCTTAAAAAATTAGAATATCTAAATACTCCATCAAACTTTTCAAGTATTGTATCACCATAATTTACAACCGCAGTGGTCACATTACCTTGTAGGGTTTTACCATCAGATGTAGTATTATTTGGATTATATTTAAAATTAACATCTCCATATATGAAAAGATATTCTGGGTCAACCAATTCATTTTTAATAGTAAAGACCTTTTTATTCTTTAAAATGGAAAGTATGGTTGCTTTGTCTCCAGCAGTAAGATTTAGTGCAAAGAAAGGTTTGATACAGATATAAACCTTTGCAACATTCTGCGAATCTTCAGGGTATTCTTCTTCATCTCCGCCCCAAACATTAATCGATTCAACGTCTCCAAACTCTTTGGATATAAGGTTTTTATAATCGTTTACTGTGACTGCTCTATTCTGTGTAATAAGAGAAACAGGAGCATTCTTTCGTATTAAATCGGCTGTTTCACGAGGGAGACCACCAGAAGATTGAACCGAAACATTTGTGACAGATGGAAGTCCTATGGTATTTGTAACGGGAGAAACCAATTTAAAAGTCGTTGCACCATTGGAAACTTCTCCAAGAGTTGAAACATATGAAATACTTACGACCTGAAGATTGTTTGGTTTTTTACCTAAAAACCCATCTCCGAAATAGATTTCATAATACCCTCGAATGTTTTCGGTAATAAAATAAACAGGACTGTCTCCTGTCACATCTTCCAAGGAGGAGAAAGAAAGATAGGATTGTTCATTACTATCAGTAGAATTATCCTTAACTGTAACACGAATGGTAGTTGTATCAATTCCCAAATCAGATATTTCAAATCTCTGTTGAGTTTCAGATGAATCAAAAATATACTTTATGGTTTTATATGTTCCCTGTGCAACACTCAGGGCAGAGCTACCTGTAAAATTAAACAGATTTGTGGTTTCGTTTAGAGCAGAAGAACGTTCATCTACATTTACATATGTATAGGAAACACCATCAACCGATGTCGTAAATTGAAGTCCTCTTGAAAGTATTAAACTTTTTTGTGTGTTATTCAGATTTGAGGCTGCAACAAAGGACAAATCAAGTGTGGCTCTAGGCGCTCTAGTCGAACGAGGAATATATCCTAAAAGATTTGCATGTGAAACAACGTTGTTACGAACTTGAGCTGTATCAAGGAACGACTCATTGATTGCCATATGCGCAAGGAAAGCATTGTAATGAGTATTATAAGCAAGGACATCGAGCAGTGTTGAAAGTCCCGACCCATCAAAGTTCCAATCCTTATAGGGAGAATCTGTTCGAGTAAAATATGCTTTTAAATTAACTTTGATTTGGTCAAAGTCTAATTGTGTTACATTTAATTGTCTGTTAATTATTGCCATATGCTTTTATTTACCGAAGTCTCTTAAGAAAGAATTCAACTGTTCCATAGGTTTCAAACCCTATAATTGTAAAACCGATTGTGACATAATAAGCATTACGATCAAGGTCATCTACAAGTTGAATTGTAACACCTGTAATTCTAGGTTCGTGTTGTTCCAGAACTCTTACGATTTCATTTTTAATTGCAACACCTGTAAACGCATCTGCTGGTTCAAAAAGAAGACCTCGTATATTGGATCCCAGAAAAGGCTGAAATGGCCTTTCTGAGAAGTTAGTCATAACAAGATTCTTTACAGAGTTTTTAATTGCATTTAAATCGTATTTTGGAACTAAATCATTACGTTCGGGGTGCAGAATAAGAGAAAGATCCAGATCTGCAAATACTTTTGTTCTTGCAACCCTTTCAGAGGGGGCGCCAGTTTTAGCAATGTAATCAGAAAGGGCAACGGACATTATCTATTATTTATAACACTAT